CACAGATGGAACTAGAGCAACAACTAGGAGGATTATTCTCTCTCCTTACTGTTGAGTTCCTTGTACCTTATCTCAATCGTAAACTTTCTGTTCTTCAGAAAAACAACGACATCCCTAAGATCCCTAAAGATCTTGTACGTCCTACCATTGTTGCAGGTATTAATGCATTGGGTAGGGGTCAAGATCGAGAGAGCTTAGGTCAGTTCTTTACTATCATTTCCCAAACATTGGGACCTGATGCTCTTGGTACTTATCTCAACCTTGACGAAGCTGTTAAGCGTCTTGCTGCAGCACAAGGTATTGATGCACTCAACCTTGTTAAGTCTATGAGTCAAGTGGAGCAAGAGCAAGCAGAAGATATGCAGCAAGCACAGGAGATGGAGTTAGTGAAGCAAGCAGGTAACCTTACTAAGGCACCGATGCTAGACCCATCTAAGAATCCAGAATTGATGAATCAACAAAATGAACAAACAAACCCCGACCAAGCCGCAGCGATCCAGCAAGAAGCCGGTAACCCCGGAGGTGGACTCCTCGGCTGAAGAAACTAAGACTACTGAACCAGCTCCTAGTATGAAACGTACTAAGATTGGTGAGCCTACTATCGGTCGTTCCCCCGATTTCGTCAAGACTGTTGGTCTTGGCAATCTAACCGTTATCACAGCAAATGGCAAACGAAATTACTCTTAATCCATCCGAACAAGTCGAAGGTGAGTTCTCTGCAGAAGAACTTGACTCCCTAGCAGTCGGTGAACGACTAGCTGAACAGGAGCAACAACTACTGGCTGGTAAATATCAGTCAGCAGAGGAACTAGAACGTGGTTACCTTGAACTACAGAAGCGTCTCTCTTCGCAATCAACTGAAGAAACTCCTACAGAGCAAGCAACAGAAGAGCCTGAGGAGCAAGAAGAAGAAGAAGAGGTTGAAGTAGATGGTGATCTCTTCGATACTATCATGGAATCTTACCGTACTGGTGAGTGGGATGAAGGTATTGTAGATGAAGTTAGCAAGATGGATCCCATTGATGTTGCTAACATGTTCCTTGAGAAACAAGGTGAAGTACAACAAGCTGAAGTAGCTACTCAAGAGGATGTAGAACAGATCCAAGAATCAGTTGGTGGTATGGATTCGTATCAGAACATGATTCAATGGGCTGGTCAGAACCTCTCCGAAAATGAGATTGCTTTGTATGATGCTGCTATGGATAAGGGTGATCCTCTTACCATGTTCTTTGCAGCACAAGCTCTCAACTCACGTTACCAAGATGCTATTGGTTATGACGGTGAGATGCTAACAGGTAGTGCTCCTCGTAACACTGCTGATGTATTCCGTAGTCAAGCTGAGTTGGTTGCTGCTATGAGTGATCCTCGCTACGACAAAGATCCTGCATATCGACAGGACATTGCTGACAAACTTGCTGTATCTAACATCTAATGACTGACAACGTATTCGCTAAAGAACCCACCATGTACACTGACAAAGATTACACCGTACCTCACAATGAGCGAGCAGAGCTTCTCAATGGTCGCCTGGCTATGCTTGGCGTTATTGCAGCTATCGGCGCTTATGTTGTTACTGGTCAACTAATTCCTGGAGTATTCTAATGGCTTGTGGTAAGAAAGGGCATAAAGGTGGCGGCAAGAAAAAGTAAGTCCGTTAGCCTAAAGATCGGCACACACAAATCACGTACTGGTGGCCTGACGGCTGCTGGTCGTGCTAAATATAACAAAGCTACTGGCTCTAACCTAAAGGCTCCACAGCCTGAAGGAGGGCCACGTAAGCGTTCCTTCTGTGCCCGAATGGGTGGTGCAAAGGGACCTATGAAAGATGAGAAGGGTCGCCCTACTCGCAAAGCACTAGCTCTTCGTAAATGGAAATGCTAAATGGCTAAGCCTGGACTCTACGCTAACATCCACGCCAAGCGAATGCGTATCGCTAAAGGTAGTGGAGAAAGTATGCGTAAACCTGGTGCCAGTGGGGCACCTACTGCAGCTCAATTTAAGAAAGCTGCTAAGACTGCAAAGAAAAGATAGTATTGGTAAATCCGTCAATACTGCGCGTGTATTGGTGGGTTAGTCGGAGCAAACGATATTAAAGTCCTTCGCTTTATTATTATGATTCCTGTTCTAACTACTTTATCGGTGATCGCTAGTTGGTATGGTCCTGGCTTCCATGGAAACCTTACTGCTAGCGGTGAACGATATAATCAACACGCCCTTACTACAGCGCACAAGACACTACCATTTGGAACACGCCTACGGGTGTGCTTCAAACGGTGTGCCGTTGTTCGGGTAACAGATCGTGGTCCTTTCATTCCTGGAAGGAGTCTAGATCTCAGTAAAGGTGCGGCTGATGCAATCGGTCTCACTGGTTCTGGAGTTGGACAAGTCAAAGTAACTCGTCTTAACTAACTTCAATTATGACTGCTACACTTGCAGCACCACAGTCCCGCGTTAGTCCTTGGGACTCTTTTTGTAACTGGGTCACTTCGACCAACAACCGTCTTTATCTCGGCTGGTTTGGAGTCTTGATGATTCCTTGTCTCCTTGCAGCCACCATTTGTTTTATCGTTGCATTTGTTGCAGCACCTCCGGTTGACATTGATGGCATCCGAGAGCCTGTTGCAGGCAGTCTTCTTTATGGAAACAACATCATATCGGGAGCCGTCGTTCCGAGCAGCAATGCCATCGGACTACACTTCTACCCAATTTGGGAAGCTAATACACTTGATGAATGGCTCTACAACGGCGGCAGTTTCCAGCTCATTGTCTTCCACTTCCTCATTGGCATCTATGCTTACATGGGACGGGAGTGGGAACTTAGCTATCGATTAGGGATGAGGCCCTGGATCTTTGTTGCATATTCTGCTCCGGTCGCAGCCGCCTCAGCTGTTTTCCTTGTCTATCCCTTCGGGCAAGGATCCTTTAGCGATGCCATGCCTCTTGGTATCAGCGGCACCTTCAATTACATGCTCGTCTTCCAAGCGGAACATAACATTCTCATGCACCCGTTGCATATGCTTGGTGTGGGTGGTGTTTTCGGTGGGTCGCTATTCAGTGCTATGCATGGTTCGCTTGTTACGTCCTCGCTTGTGCGTGAGACTACTGAACAGGAAAGTCAGAACTATGGCTACAAGTTTGGACAAGAAGAGGAGACATATAACATCGTTGCTGCTCATGGATACTTCGGGCGTCTCATTTTCCAATACGCAAGTTTTAATAATAGCAGGAGTCTCCATTTCTTCCTTGCTGCTTGGCCAGTGGTGGGTATTTGGTTCGCTGCTCTTGGCGTATCTACTATGGCATTTAACCTGAACGGCTTTAACTTTAACCAGTCCTTGCTCTCGTCTGAGGGTAAGGTGATCAATACTTGGGCAGACATTCTCAACAAAGCTAACCTTGGCTTTGAAGTAATGCACGAGCGTAATGCTCATAACTTCCCACTTGATCTTGCCAGTGCTGAGACCACCCCTGTGGCATTGGTAGCTCCTTCTATTGGCTAATTAAATGGCATACAATCCTAGCAGTGTTCTGACTACTACCACCTATGTTGGTAACAAGAATAACAACCTTTGGTACTGGACAACTGAAAAGCCTTGGGCTGATTTCTACCGTGGTTACCCCGCTGTTCATACAGATACCATCAATCCTAATGGTACCCTTCTGTATGAAGATGGAACTGGTATTACTACCCCTTAATAATTAAGCAACGTCGTCCGTTCATTCCCGCTCGGTAAGATCAGGCATAAAAATCGGAGATAATCCGACTATTGTCCCGATCGGGAACGCATGACGCCTACTCATGGAACGGGGGGTAGGTACTTCAGTCCTTATCATGACTCAAGTCGAATTGGATGCCCGTGTACGGGAGCAGCAAGCTCATCAGAAAGAGCTGAAGCTGAAGTATCGCGGCGTTGC